CAGTATTTCCGTCACCTGTCGGCGAAATGCTCGGCGTTCCTGCCGTTCCTGCATTGACGAATATTTGCGAATTTGTTATTGCAATTGAAGATGTTGACGCTGTCATTATTCTTGTTCCGCCACTTGATAAATTAATGACATCCGCGCCGCTGAAAAATATGCCTGTATTACTATCGCCTGTTGGTGCAATACTTGGTGTTGTTGCACTCCCTGAAATCGTGACAAATTGTCCCGACATCGATGTACTGCCATCTTGTGTAATTGAAGCAAATATACCATCTTCAATTTTATTAAGATTTGTTGCATTGATTGCGGGCGAACTTCCATTAACCCACGTTGTTTTAACGTATTGCGGCATATCATCATCCCCTTTGTATTGAGTCGCGTCTTACAATTTGTATGCTTTCAAGATTGGTTTTATTTCGACTGTAAAGTACCCTGCTTATCATGATTCCGCTATTGGTCGCGCTTGATGCGGTAACTCCTGCAAAGATTCCAATTTCCTCGATTGCGGCTACCGCTTCACTATCTAATATGACCGCGGTTTTCTCTAGCTGTCCTACGTCTGGTTTCGTTGTGGTTATAAAAGTAGTGCGGAATATTTCTGCTCCAAGTTGCGTATCGGCATCACTTACAGTTGCTGAGCTTGTGCCTAATGCAAGATATTTGATTTCGCATGATGTCACTTCTCCATTGAGTGCATCGCGCAATAAGTTTAATCCTGCATTGGTGATTCGATTATTTACAATAAATCTTTCATCACCATCGATAATTTCAAATTCACCGAACCATCCTAAATTCATTTAATCCCTCCTAGCATGGCAATAATGTATCACTTGGAAATAATAAATCGCTTGGTAACGAGCATGCAAATACTGATATTGTATTAATCTCGTTCCACCCTTGAGATTCTGCGACCGTAGACAAAATAACTAATAATTCATTTTCTCGGATGCTCATTTTTAAATCTTGACGCAATAAATCCCTATAGAATTTCTGCCATCCGCCGAATGTTTCTCCGTCTATGGCATGGACTGTATATAATAACCTTCCTGTTCCATCTAATTCAGATATTTGAACTTTATCAATCAAAAAATCCGTTGAACTGATGTTGTATTGTGTGAGGTTAACATTCTGCAACTGTCCTGCGGAAAGTCCCGCCGTATATGTGTCATATGTGATTTCTCGTAAAATTTTAGCATATTTTGTAAGTTTCCCGTTTGCGATGTCAAGTGCTTCCTGCCTTGATGATATCGCCGCATCAACATCTATTCTTTCATATACTCCAGTTCCACCTTCAACGCTTGCTCGCTCTGCAATCGCCGCGGGATTCTCTGAAACTAGAGATAACGCCACCAATCCGCGATATGTAACCTCGATAACATCGCTTGATGTGAGAATTGTTTCTGTACTGTCTTGGATGATTGTATTGGCGTTGTATAGGTAATAATATTTTTTTCCTGTGTCTATTCCATTAATCCCAATATCATTCGAATTAATTTCTGTGCTATTGATAAAAATGCGTGGCTTTTCTGCTATCGGAAAGCGCAAAATGAATGTTCGTGATACTCCATCTGGATTAGGCGTTGGTTTTTCAAGTGTGATTAAATCCGTTTGACTCAATCCGCCTCGAATGTATTGCCTATTGCGGTATTGTGACTTGTCTTGTTTAACGTTAATGTTCATAACTGCGCTTGTGTCTGTGATTGAAAATGGAGCATTAAAAAATGTTCTCGGAGCAAAGTAGAATTTTTTGTCGTAGTCAATATACCATTGATATCCCGTGATTTCTGCAAGCTCATTCATGGCATCTGCTACGGTTCCGACACGTGGGAATGTTGCCTGTTCCAATATCACAGTTGAAGCGAATGGAAATAATGTATCACTCGGAAATAGTCCGCTTGATGGAAATAATGAAACTCCATATATTTCGCCGATTGTGACGCCTTCCGGCTCTAAATAAGTATAATATAAATCGTTGGCAATGTCTTGAGCTGATGTATTTATATATGTCTTTGCAACCAATAATCTATCTGCTATCTGATGTTGGTCTACGCATTCTATATCATAAATAATGGCATTGTTTGTTATTGGTACGAATTTCTTTGGGTATAGCAAATAACCTGAAAAAATTAAAACTGCCGAATCATCATAAATAGAAATAGGCTGACCATCTGACAAAGATAATGTCATTGATGTATCAACCAACTGTAGCCGCGCCATTGAACGTTCATTAATGGCATCTTCAATTTCTATCGTGCCTACTCTAACTTTGTTTGTTCTATCTATTGAACTAATAAATATCTGCATCTATCTCACCTTTATTTAGTCCCAATGTATTAATAGCAAATTCCGCATCATCAAATACTAGCGAAAAATAACGGTCTATCTCCGCCGCTTCTGCATCGCTGACTAGCCAATTACAAATAAAATGTGTGTGTGTTGTGCCTGTGTATAACTTGACTGTAAACGTCTCGCCCTCTGCGCCTATACTGTTGCAAAATGTGTTCGCGCTGTCTCTCTCTGCCTTGGGTATAACGATAACTTTACGCAAGTGCTATCCCCCACTTTCGGCTTAAATAGCGATGGACTTGAGCTAGCTCGCTTGTGTTTAATGCTCGGTTGTAGACGATGATTTCAGCTATGTCGCCGTTGAGATAAGCTGATAACGCGCCATCTGTTCCGATAAGTATAGTGTTTGAAGATGTATCACTTGTATTGCCCGCCGTTTGAAAATCTGTTTTCTGTCCATCAAGTGTCCCATTGATGTATTGTTGTAATAGTGTATTTTGATAGTTAAAAAACGCTGAGTGAATTACAAAATTCGTTGTGCTTGTATCTTGACTTGACGCTACATTTTGAGAAGAGTCGGCATCTAACCTTCTGCCTATAACTTGATATTTTGGCGTTGTGGTTGTTCGGATTTGAACCCTCGCCGATGTCGAACCACCCAATGATATAAAAAAAGATGTTCTGTTTGCTCCTGCTGTATTTGAATATTTTACCACAACAAACACTGTAGCGCCTGCCACATTTCGAAGCATCCCCAACGCGCTTGAACCTAGTGCTAACCTATCATCCGTCCCATCAAACCTCACCACAGGCAAGCCGTTCAGCCCACTCGCGATATACGTTGGTCTCGCCGCTGTTGACCCTTGTGTCGCATCGTAGCCGTTGCCGCTTTGGTCGCTCCATGTTGCTACTGCTGTGTTGTTGGCTTGGTTAATACGTGTTGCATCTAGCCATAATCTCATATTAGGTATTGTGTTGGGTTGAAATCCTTTGTTCCTGCCGATTAGCCACCCAAACATATTAATATCCGCCTATGATGTTTGTTGCGCTTGTGCCTGTAACGTATACTTTTTTTGCTTGTATCGGGTGGAATATTCCGTTAGCCAAATTACTGAATGTTACTGTATTTCCGTTTACATCATCAATACGTAAATCGCCTGGAGTGCCTACGTAAATCGCAATTGTTTCATTAGCCAAATCAACGCTATTGCTTGGCGTGATTGCGAAAAATGAGTCAATACTTGTTATCTTTATCCCGTTTTTAAATACTACCATAAAAACTCCTCCTTTAATATGCTGAACCTATTCTTCCTCGAATCATATCTACCATTTGCGGAGCAATTGTGCCTGTGATCTTTCTTCCATCAAGATAGACATTAATTGGCTGTGTCCCTGCGAAATCATTCATACGATTAAGCGGAATGACTGCTTCGGGTCCTTTTTCGCCTATCATTGCTAATGTAGGACCTTTTACTAGTCCGCCCTTTGCAAGCATCGGAATGCCCATCATTTCTGCTTGTTTTTTCGCCCATTTTACTAGCCCGACATTATTTGTTTTTAATCCTGTTTGAACTAGACCACTTAAATATTTTTTTTCATTATCTAATGTATCAAGCATCTTCATCATATCTTTTATTGTTTGCTGAATTGTCGCCTTAGTACTGTTCAATCCTTCGATTAGGCTATTTCCAAATGATTGTCCTGCGTTTTGCCATTTCGGATTATATGTTCCTAGCAACTTCAATATTTCTTCTTGATTGTTTTTAATAACCATTTGCCGCGCTTCTTCAAATAACGCTTCATCTGTCATAAGTTTATCATATTTTTCTTTTGCTAATTTAATCTCATTTTCATAAAAAGTTTGAACTGCTTGAAGTCTTTGATTCAATGCGTTTTGTTGCTGTTCAAACGCGGTTTCCTCTGCGGTAAGCTGATTATCAAGTCTTGTTTCAATCGCTGTTATTTCCGCTTCTGTCTGCTTTTCAATTTCATTTTTTCGCTGATCTGCATTATCTTGAATATTTTCAATCTGTGTTTTGAGTGATTCAATTTGATTCTTTCTTTCTTCTAATAATAATTCCCTTTGACGTTTCGATATTTCTTCATTTAATCTTTGCTGTGCTTTTAATCTTTCTTCCGCGCTGTCTGCACTTAAAACTTCCTTTTGCAATTCTGCTATGCGTGTATTATATTCTTGTTCCTCAAGCTGTTTTTCTTCTTGGTCTGTCAGATTATTAATCGCATCAATCTGCCTTTGCAATGCATTGACTTGATCAAGAGTTTCGGCATCGATTATTTGCAACTTGCTTTTTTGTGCATCGGTTAATACTTGTATTTCTTGCTTCGCCTTGTCTTTAAGTGCTTTAACCTGTTTATCATAATTTGTTTTAAGTGTTTTCAATGATTCCTTCAATGCATTTTCTTCATTATCTCGTCTTGCTTCAAGTGCATCAACTTCAATCTTCTGCTGTTCTTCATATTGCTTTTTCAATGCTTTAATTAAAGCATCGCCAAGTTTATTCAATTGTTCAGTTGATTTATTATATAAATCTTTTCTTGCATCGATTAATCCGCCTGTCGAATCTGTTAATCCTTCCACGCTTTTTTTGCTGTCGTCAACTGTTTTCTTATAGTCTTTTTCAGTATTCTTTGCATCTTCTGTAGATTCTGTTGCATCTGCTGTTATTTTGCTTAAATCGCCTAATCCATCGTTATATTCAAATGTTTTATCTGTCGTGTTTGAGATTTCTTCGCCCAATTCGCCTGTTTTCTTTTTAGCTTTTTCCATTTCTGCCGCCGCTAATTCTGCACTTAATGCGGCTTGTTCGGTTTGGAAATTAAAAGTATTTGTTTCACGCTTCAACTTTTCTTCGTCTATAAGAGATGACATCTTTTCCCTTGCTTGATCTATTTTGTCGCCTAGTCCAGGAATCCATCCTAATAGCTTCTGAAATGCGGCTAAATACATATCAACATACTTAAATATCAATGTTTTAAGATACGATAATCCTTGCTGAAATCCATACGCAATCGCATTGACTATTTTCATAAGATGTAGTTTGATAGTGTCCCAATTCTTCCACATATAGATCGCGGCAATAATAACTAGTCCAATAGCTGTAATGATCATTCCCATCGGATTAAGTGCAAGTCCTTTGAGTGCTATGCCTAAAGCTTTGACCGCAGGAACAACCATTAAGAACCCTGCTTTAAGGAAAGGAAGTGCAATCAATATTTTGCCTGTTATCAACAATAAAGGACCCGCTACTGCAAGGAATGCCGCTAAACCCACAATCAATTTCTTCACGCCTGTAGGCAAGTTTGTGAATGCTTGCAACATTGAATTCAGACTAGAGATCATTCTTGTTACAAAAGGCAATATAACTTGCCCGAATTGCACTCCCAATTCTTTTAATGATTCCCTGAATGTTCTCATTTGATTTGCCGCGCCTTCTGATGTTCGCGCGAAATCGCCTTGCGCATTTTTTGTTGCATCGAGTACGAATGCATACCTTAAACTTATTTTTTCTGCTTGTGTCATGTCTGCAACATTTTTTTCGATGCCTTGAGATAACGCAAACGCCTCAAGATTCGTTTCTGTCATAACTACGCCTAACATCTTCATGCTTTCGGTTTCGCCTGTGAATACGCCATTTAACGCATTCATAGCTTGTTCCATTGGGATGTTTTTAAAACTCGCCAAATCTGCGCCTAATTGAGTCAAGTTTATCGACATGTCTGCGGCTTTTTCCTGTGTAAATCCCATCGATGTTGCCATGTCGCCGAACAATGCCGCCGCATCAAGTGCGCTTTGACTTGCAAGTCCCATTGACTCAATAGATGTTTGACTCCATTGCAATACCTTTTCTGCTGATGTTCCGAAAGCGACATTGACTTTGTTTGTTGTTTCTTCCATATCGCTTGCAAGCTTGAAACTCGCCGCGCCTGCCGCAAGAATAGGCAATGTCATAAACATAGTCATTTTACTGCCTACGTTTGCCATGCCTTCGCCAAATCGTGTCAATCCTTCTTGCTGATCTGCAAATTTCTGTTTTAATCCATCAAAATCCGTTTGTAATGTTTTTAAGCTTCCGCTGAATGTTGTTGTTTTTGTTGCTGTTTGATTAAACGTTTCGCCTAATCCGCCTAAATCTGTAGCAACAATATCAAGATTACTACCCAATCCCGTCATTGTTTCTTGCATCGGCTGAAATGCTGTTGTTCCAACTTGAGAAACTTCATCTGCGAAATTTTGTATTTTCTGCTGTGATTTATCAATACCTTCATCAAGATCGCTAAAATCCGAAGATATTTTCACATATAATTCATCTAACATTTAATCACTTCCTTCATAAGAGGAAACAAAGGCTTGCAGGAACTGCAATTGCTGTTGCCATGTTTGTCGTTTCTTCTTTTCTTTTGGCATGAAATCTTCAACCCGAAAAGGTCTGCCCTTGCTTCTGTTCGCATTGGCGATTACTGAACATACTAGGGCAAACCTATAATTTTCTCTTTTCATTTGTGTTTCATAAGCCTTGACTAGATAATGATATTCCTTTAACGTTAACCGCCAACAATCAATCGGATTTAAGCCTAGTATCGTGACGCCATATGCCCATATCTCAATTAATTTTGGCGGCTCTCGTTTGGGTCTGCTTCTTCTTCTTCGCCTGTATCTGTCGATGTTTTTACTAATTCATTAATCTTTGTTGTGATCTCCTGCATGTTGCCCGTGTGAATCATTGCTCCGACATCTTCAACTTTTAACTTGTCATCTTCGTGAATCAAACATGCCCACAGTAAAGCGCGAATGCTCTTTGCGTTTATGTCATCGCCAATAGCAAATGCGCTTTTTCCTGTAGCATCTTCATACGCCGCCATTGCGTTTAGGTCGAATCTTAAATATCTAAGTTTATCAAGTTGAATTTGAACATTATTATTTCTTTGTTTAACTCGCGGCATATCGATTCCCCTTTATTAAATTTGACCTAGTGTAGGTTTACCTGTAACTTTAAATGTTGCCGTAAATGGGATTACTCCGTCAACTGGTGCCTCCATCGTGAAGCCTGTTGTCAGTACTGTTGCTGTGAATCTGGTCACGCTCGGGCTTGTAGGATAGTCAATAGTCACGGTTGTCGTGCTTGCTGTTTCAAGCTGAATGATTGTTGCGCTTGCACTCGCTGTTGTGAAATTTCCTTCAATTGAAATCTCTCCGCCATCTCGCAACCCTTTGATGAATTCTCGATACGAACCCGCGGAAGAATGCGTTGTAACGTCAATTGTTTCTGCTGTTAGATTTGGCGCGGAAATTGTTGTGATCTCACTGATTGTTGTTGTATTAAGCTTGAATATCGCACCATTTCCAAATGTACCTGCCATTATTTAACCTCTCCTTTTTTAATGACATATAATGTCATAGTTTGCATTTATAATATGCTTGTCTTGATCTCTTTCTGTATTTGAATAACGGTAAAAACATTGAACCATCGTAAAATTATCCGTGCTGAACTTTTGAAGATTTATAACATTGTTTGTTAATTCAAGAATTTCTTTTGCAAGTTTGAATCCGCCGCGCCCGTTTTTCGTAAATATACGCAATTCCAATGTAACATAATAACCGCTTTTATTCAATCGATTGTTATTGGCTTCTGTCATGCTTCCGATAGTTACATATGGATATTGTTCATTAGTCGGCGGCTCGTCATATAGATTATTACCGATTTTAGTCATAAAGGTTGAATTAGACGCAAGCGCCGTATATAAACTTTTCTGCACGCTCCACATTGCCGTCATTATTCTATCCCCTTTATCTTTCGAACTCTCGTTATGATCATCGGAATAACATCTTCAAACGCTTTCTTCAAGTAATATCTTCCATATCCTTTAGGTTTCTTTTGTCCCCCTGCTGTTCTTCCGCTAAAAGGACCTCCTCCACCTTGTTCATGTATCTTCATTGCATACTCAACGTTTGAACCGACATATACATCATATCCGAAAGGTTGTACTGTTCTTAATTTTCCATCATAGCTGTTTCCTTCTCTGTCTGTGTATGAATAAGTTTTAATATCTTTTGTTAGTGTCATGATCGATGTTTTTAATCTTCCTGTATCTACAGGCACATTTTGTTTTGCTTTTGTTTGTATGATGAATGCACCATCAACGATTTCTTGATATACTGCACTTTTGATTTCTTTGTTGAGATTCTTCAATTCATCTTTTAAACTATTGCCGCCTATAACTCTTGTT